GAAGGGCACGAAAGTGTTGCGCAACTTTCATACCCTTCTTGGCCAAAGAAGTAAGTATCTTCACTTCAGTTTAATTATATGATAAATGGTAATAAAAATCAACAGGAAATATGGTTATTTCGCAGATATTCTTCTATATCCCGTGACGGTGACTTTATCTCTTCTTGGACCTACTCCCAGCTGACTCATAATGCGCTTATTATACAAATTATATTCCTTGGTAGCTTTGGTTACCTTCGCTTGATATTGCTTAGCCATTTTCATGTCACCCATCTCTTGTGCCATCATCTGCGCATCTTTCAACTGACGTACCTTCAATGCAAGCTTATTCTGATATTGCGTAGCCTCGTATGCAGTCATATGATTACCATTAAAGGATACTCCTTTCTCGTTACGTTTTAGAATATCCTTCAACTGTTTATCCGTATATGATGGTATAACTGCATCTAATATAACAGGATAAGCGAAGTGTCTACAATTCCATTGCCCTATCGCACGTTCTTGAGCCGGGAATTTATTACCTTTTATATCAACAAACTTCTCATGATTCTGAAGCTTATTAAATTCTTCATTGGTAAATAAATGTCCCTGAAACGGAGCATGGTCCGGTGCTGGGTATAAATGTGCGGTTAATTCTACTCCATCTGCTCCAAACTGTTCACCGGTTATTAGATGAACTTCCTGACTGATCTGTTTCACTCCATCAAGCATGTTTCGTTTCACCGCGGTATCTAATCTCTGAGAATAACCACTCTCCCAATGCATTCTACGCATACCACTATCAGTTAATTGTTTCATAGTACGCCGCATAGCCGTACCATAATCTAATGTACCGCTCTGCACTGCTTGTATTGCTTCGTCCATAATTGTGATATATGTATCCGCAGCATTATAGAACTTTAATCGTTTAGGATGTTTTCTATCCCTTATCATGAAACCAACCATTCGTGTATTACATAAGTTCTTTAACGCCTTCTGAGTTTGGCGCGATATAGCATTTACCATCGTCTGTAACGGGATATTCTCATCGAATGGGATAAAGGACTTACGACGATAGTCATAATACGGTTTAGCGTCTTTATACACGTCACCGGCTACTTCCTTTATCATCTTTTTGACTTGTTTTATCTGGAGCCCTGTCATATCAGCAATAGCTTGATTGATAGCCTTAACATCTGCACCTCGTTTGTACAGACGTTCGAGCTTATGAATATCTGACGGTAACATATGACCAACTTCATTAACTCGTTTAGCTATCAATCGAACTATGTACTGCTCAAGCTCCCGCTGACGTTTTTCAAATGGTTGTATGAAATTCTCAATATCAACATCTGATAACATTTAATCTTCCTTATGGTGTGCTAGGATCAGGGTCTACGGGATCTGTCGTTGTGCTTGTTAATACTTCACCGAGTACAACCTTCACTGCAGTTGCGCTCTGTATCATCCACTGCATTACCTTACGGTTTTCAATAGTGTCGTCCAGACTTGCAAAACCCGCTGCTTTAATAGTAACAATCTCTGCTCCCGTATCCAGCTCACACAAGGTTACCTGCACATTTGATGTTGTCAACGCCTCTAAAAATTCTTTAAGCTTCATTTCCTTTAACCTCCTTCTGTTTATTGTTCTTGTTGAAATTCGGCTTCTGATTATCCTCATTGAAATTGGATTGCATAATCATATCATTTTCCATATCGTTCATAGTTTCTTTATCAACACTTGCTAATGCTTCCTGTGCCTGTCTCTCTGTTTCGCCGAAGTACCACATTCTCATCTCCAGCTTAGACATCAGTCCGTTCTGCATAAGTGTCATGCGTTTATTTATCTCTTCGTTGATATCAACTATGATACTATCATCCCATTCGAAGGATACATCGTATTCTCCGTCCTTTGTAATCTCATACAAATCACAATAGGTGTTCATAATGTAAACAACTTCCCGGAGCGTGTCTTCCAATGTTTCCTGAATATCTAAGTTAGCCTGATAACTTCTCTGTTTGAGTATCTTCAGTTCGGTCGCTGTCTTAGCTTCTGACGTAACATCCGACAAAGTACCTCGGCTAATACTACATACATCCTCTATCCTCATAAGAATACTGTTTAATCCATTGATATAATTTGCATCACGTAATACCGGTGAATACGGGATAAAGGTGTCACCTGTGGTACTCAAGTCAACCTTCCTGTAAAGTCGTTCCTGCATATGATTAAGTGTTTCATGCATAAGTCCATCAGAACCCACTTCACTCTTTAATGCATCTCGGTCGATATCTATTGCCATCTCACCTGCTTCGTATTCCCATAATAAACGACTATATTGCATATCAGCGTCTTTAATAAGTGATACCGCTCTACTGTACCCACTCACACCAAGAGGTGATGTTGTATCTATTGTATTCGCCTCGGGCATTTTAAAATATGCGAACAAGGGCTGTTCTACATTCTTTATCGTTGTCTTTTCCTGTAAGCCACTCCACTCCGGTATTTCGCTCAAAGGGCACTCATTTCCGAGACTCATAACCCTATCCATACCCATGTCCATATTTGTTGTTCTAAAGGCTTTATTTATGACGGTAACAGTATTATTCTGCCATTTATGATACTCAAGTCTTCTAAATATTGTATTCTTATCCACCTTTGTCTGTATGAATGCTGCTTCTGTAATGCGTCCACTTGCATCAAATGCTAACGGATAAAAGTTGTCTGCCTGTATAAAGTCGAACTCTATATCATAGTCAGTATTCTCTTTTCCCTTTTCGTCCTTTGACTTGTTTATAACAACATAAGGCTTGATAACCAGTCCACCTTTTGCTATACCATACTCAAGCTGCTTACGAAGTTTCTTTTTCAACTTCTTGTACTGCTCTTCGAGATATACTGCCCTGTCCTCTGATGTCTTAGGAACGTCCTCTTTTATCATCTTAGGTTCCATCGTGGGAACAAGATTTCCAAACTCATCGGGCTCTGGTTCCTGATAATTTGGATTTTCAATTTCCTTCTCTTCCGTTGCTACGGTTATCTCACTTTGAAACTCTATAAGAGCCATACGAGCTTTTTCACTTGCTATCATAGCCGGGAGTCCTAAGCTCACTACTCTCGTATGATCCGTTTCATCTGGTTCATGTATCCAATCTGCTTTGCCCTTATACATCTTATCCCATATGATGATTGACTGTTCCATCTCTGTGGATATGATGGGTGCTATGTTGATATTTAATGCATCACCTATTGTGTTTCCACTGAACATTTTTCTCCATATCTCCTTTAATTTATTTGCTATTGCTGACCACATGCTATTTACCTTTCTTCTTTAATGTATAACCATATGTTGATACTCCACGCTTATACCACATACCATCACCCGGTACCATTTCTTCATATTTACAATCCTTGAGAATACTTTTAGCATCTTTACCGCTCATAAATCCCATGTTAGCATCTTTATTATCATCTAAACTTACTTTGATGACTTCATAAGTCTCATTATCATCTATTGCTTTAGGAGTATCTCCGTCCTTAAATCCTGTTGATTTATTATCACTATCTTTTGTAGTGTCTTCGTCAAATATAGGGACATGCTTACCGCCCACCGTTATCCATGCAATTGGTTCTTTCTTCATTATTTCTTCCTCCGCTTGTTAGCTTGTATTGCTCTGCCCTGTTTTGCTGCTTTGGCTTTCGCACCTTTACCATAATATGTCTTGCCTTTGGTACCATAGCGGTAACCACCACTTTTAGTTCGTCTTACCGGCATACTCCCTTAACTCCCTTTCTAATTGTACTATTAAACAGTCTTCATTCCAATACTTTGACATTATCTCTTCAGTAGTTTGTGACCTATTTGCGTTAATAAGAGAACCCCCTATAAGATGATCTATGTGATTAACAATATTAGGTGCCAGATTTAGTACCTTGATGTCCTTATGGTCTTCTTTAAGAAAATCCCAAAAAAGAACATCCACATTTTTCTTCGAAAGTATTGATGATTTATATATGTGTCGAACCTCCGGTCTTACAAACCATCCCACAAACTCTTTCATTATCTCATTTGGTATTCGTATGCATGGGAATGAATACCACATCATATCAACTCCTACATAACCTATATTACCGGGATATGATGCATAACTATTACA